GTCTATGAACTTACAGTGTGCTGGCAATGTGGGTATCGGTCTTCGTGTCAAGTCTATCCATTGGGGTGACTTCAAGGACTTGTACATCATCAACGCCACATCTGAAGGTTTGGCTACAGAGTGTTTTGTTACCGGAACTGAACTCGGCGAAGCTGCCGATGTGACAAAATGCACATTCGATAACATCGGTATCCGTATGCTCGAAGTTTCTGATACAGCTAAAGGGTTTAGCTTTGATGGTGCAACCAATGCTAACACTTCGAACTGTACATTCAGAAATCTTGCAGTTTCTTGCAAGGGAGCGCAGCTTGCTATTGATGTTCGCAACACTGACTCTAACCGCTTCTATGACACTGTTATCAACCAATCTAACGGCGGTACTGTTCAACCAATTGTGTTGCGCGGTAGTACGGCGGAAGCTACCACTTCTCGTGGTAACATGTTCTTCGGTTTAGCATCCGGTGGTAGTTCTACCGGTATTCGTGGACTGAAATCTGAAGGCACTGATACCGCTGGCGTGACAGCTCCAGCAATGAACAATGTGGTTTACGGATACTCCATCGAAAACGGCGAACCAGCACCATTGATTGGTACAGGGTCGGTGTTAGAATACTACCTAGCAGGTGGTGCTGCTGCTCTTGCTAGAAGGCCAGTTTTGGCTAACGCCACAACTACCACCGAAACTGTAATTGCAAGATGGCAACTACCTGAAAACTCTATTGCTCAAAATGTCGCATATGAAATTACTGTAGCAGGTCAAGGAAGCGGTACAGCAACATTGATTTATCGTATTCGTGTAGGTACGGCAGGAACGACGGCTGATGCAGTTGCTGGTACATTTGTCACTTCTGCTGCCGGTGTAGCAAACGCGCATAGTTGTGTAAACGCGATCTTATATGGATTAACGGCTGGTGCAACAGGCACTTGTACCGCATCTGGTATAGCCTCTCTTGCCGGTGCTGCTCGTACAATGGCTACTGCTGCATTCGCTGCTGCTACGGTGAACACCACTGCAAGATTGTTTGTATCCGTGACAGTTCAGCAATCAGCAGCACAGACTCATACAACTCGTATTGGTAGTTTGGTTAGATTGACATAATGACCGACGAAGAGTTTTTCGAATGGTTCAAAGACCGAGTGGAATTGTTTGCTCCACTCGGTATCATGCACCCGAAATCTGAATGGGGAAAAATTGTCAAGATCTGTCTGGTTGTCTGCAAAGAACTCTAGAAAGATTAGCATTCCTAGTAGCCCATCAAAAAAGTAAGAAAAGTGACTAAAAACTCAGACTGGTCTGTTTGACCTTTACAGTCTTCGATGGTAAGATCATAAATACATTACCCAAAGAGGATTTGTTATGATCAGTAAAATTTTACCTCGCAAGATGAAGTTCGAATCCAAGGCAATCGACATGAATCGCTACTATGACAGCGATAGGTTCATGAGCATTTTCTGGAACACGCTGTCAATGAAGTTCCCGAAAGGCGAACAGTTCTTTGTCAAGTCCGTCCTACACTACAAGAATCGCATCAAAGATGCAAGCCCTGAACTCTATGCCGACCTCGATGGATTCATCCGTCAGGAAGCACAACACACGAAAGCACACATCGACTTCAACAATGCCCTGAAATCACATGGCTACCCGACTGAAGAAGTTGATGCACTGCTTGACAAATTCCTATTGCCAATTCTGAAAAAGTATCCTCTGTTGGCACTGCACATCACTGCGATACTTGAGCACTACACATCGATTCTGGGTATCCAGCTGCTTGATGAATACTCGCACCGCGAAGCGATCCAAGGCGAAGCCCGTAAGATCTGGTTGCATCATGCAGTCGAGGAATTTGAACACCGGGCAGTGAGTTTTGATGTGCTCAGTAAGGTTGGTGGTAAGCACACTGAGCTGGCAAGACTTTTCTTGTTTGCTCCAGTCAGCATTGGATTTGCCGGTGCAGTAGCAGCGACATTCACCTACAACCTGAAAAAGCAGGGAATCAAGAAGGAAGAGCTGGCGAGTATCGTCAGGTTGATCGACTTACTGCTGAAGAACAAAGAGAAGGTAGCTGACTGGTACACGACCGGATTTCATCCAAGCCAGCACTACAGCAAGCATGTTGAAGAAGTCAAGGTAGAGTTAGGGATTACCTAACTCGTACCCATCCTTTCAAACTAGCAAAGTAATATCCTTTCACGCAGAGTCGCAGGAATTGCCTTACTAGAAGGTTGTAAGAGCCTTCCTGTGACAGTGAAAAGAAAAACAGGTCAGCTGCTAGAAACCCGTCTATCACCTCACTTATCGGTTTCAAATTTCCGTCTACAACAACATTCCGACCGATGTTGGTCTGTCTTTGCTCGTTCAAGATGAAATCATGGACACATGCAGCAACCAACATGGCATTTTCTGTTGGGTGAAAAATTCCCCATGCCCATTTTGGCACCGTAGCAAAGTTTGTCAAGAATCCCTTTGGAATTATGAACACATAAGACACGCCACGGTAGCGTATGTAGTATGAAAACATCTGCTGTAACTCATAGATGCCAGCCCTTGGATCTACTAGCTTTGCGTTTATGACACTACTTCCTACATTCAACCTAATATACCGCTTGAAAAACACTTTCACAAAAATCCCCTAAATACCGAATAACCGTCACTTATCATAGATTTAGGTATAACACAATGGCAACATTTACTGACTTGATTTTCAAAGGCCGCGACATCTCAGAAGCCATCAAGGATCAACTGGCAGCTCGTGCCGCTCACATTATCGAAAACTGCGATAAGGAAGCTGTTCTTGCTGAAGCTCGTATGATCCCTGATCGCCGTGAAGCAATCGTCGCATTCGCTACGCAGCACTACAACAAGACCCACGGTACCGATTTTCCTAAGCACGATGTGCATGCTCATCTGTATGGCGGAGAAGCGTCTGAATTTGCTGATCATGTTGAAAAGCATGCCTCACCAGAAATGCCCGATCACCTTGAAAAGAATTTCGGCCTGACCAAAAATTCCTTCATGGAAGGTACTGATGCTGAACCGTTCTCGATTGCTGAAATGGAAGACGGTCCGGGTAACAACATCCCTGCACTCTCGAAAGAACAAGTCAAGCATATTCTGGCTACTTTCAAAGTGCGCGATCTCCCAGCTGACTATCACCTAGATGATGTCCTTCCTTCATATCTACAAAATGTGCAGTCAGTGACACCAGCGCCAGAAACCGATACCGAAGATGAATATCAGAAGTGGTACAAGTAATATGACTATCGAAGAGAATCAAGATTTCCATGCAGAGTCAGATACCTCCGCTGCTGAAATCTCAAAGCACCTTCACGATGCCATTAACCATCGCGAATCGCTTGACTTGACTTTTGCTACTGGCGACTTCGTTGCGATTGATCCACATACTGCTCAGTACATCCTGAACAAAGAGATGGTACAGCAGATGATCGATTCTACAGATTCCCCAGAGAATTTTCAACTTTTCCTGAACCAACTGTTTGATGGTGCCGGTCAGTGAAGATCAACCAATTTGCATATCCACATCAAGGTGAAGTGAGCTTGCTAGTCAATGCAATATCTTACACGAGCTAGACTACCGAATACCTGACAAATTTCTAGTTTGTCGATATCTCGGAAATCACTTGGTCTGTTGGGTCTGTCGGTTACATTGAACTTCAATGGGTCAATACAGAAGAGACTGCGTTCGTACTTTCTGGCACTGGCAAGATCAACCTGAAGGCAATCCCACCAAAAGATTCTGACGGTGGTTTCAAAGTCAACTATGTCAACTTCTCAGAAAATGATGCTGCTATGTTCTGCGTCAGAGGTAGCGTGAAATGAATTCACTCGAAAAAATCAAATCCGAACTTTCTATCAGATTACAAGAAGCAATTATCGCTGCCAAGAAATCAGCAGCTCCGCCGCTTGCACCAGCTCCAAGCGGCGCTGGGTTTGATCCCAACCATATTGTGATTGGCCGCACTGGTCTTGTCAACCGCATCCGTGGTGGCAAGTTGCAGTGGAGACATCTGGTTTCCGAACAGCAGGGATTCAAGATCCTTGATGGCAGTCTTGTCAAGATGACTCCTCAAGAAATGCGCCATCGCAGAATTGCAGCTCGCATCGGTGCCCGTAAACGATCAGCCGAAATCGCACAAATTACCCGTAGGCGTAACCTTTCTCTGGTCAAGAGAGATGTTCGCCTCAATGCCTACACAGGAGTTTAAGACATGAGCAATATTCTGCTTGTGGAATCCAACTTTTCAAGCGTACAGAGCTTGAACGAAGATGTTGGTGGTCAAAAGAAATGGTTCATCAATGGCGTGTTTGCATAGCACTCCGTTGTCAACCGCAATCGTCGTATCTATCCGAAAGATGTGCTTAACGAATCCATCGGAAGCTATGTCAACGAGTTCATGAACAATGGCCGTGCCGTTGGTGAACTCGAACACCCAACTACTGGTGCCAAGATCAACCTTGACCGCATTGCCTGTAAAATCGTCGGCTTGCACGAGGATGGTAACTCTTGGATGGGTCGTGCGCAGGTACTAGATACTCCATGCGGTAAGATCGCATAGGGTCTTCTGGAAGCAGGTATTCAGCTGGGCGTTTCTACCCGTGCTGACGGTCAGCTCAAGAACAACTCACAAGGCATTATGGAAGTCCAGCGTGGCTTGAAAATGTCTGCTATCGATATCGTAGCCAGCCCATCTGCACCTGATGCCTTTGTGCAAGGTCTGATGGAAGGTCATGATTTCGTATGGGATACCATGAATGAAGATGTTCAGTTCGTAGAACAGCTTCGCATCGATATCCAAAAAACAAGTTCGCGCAATCTTCAAGAAGCCAAGCTCGCTGCCTTCCAGAAGTTCATGCAGAACATTCGAACAAAGTAACACTAAATAAACCATATTGCAAGACTTTGGAGTCACAAATGAATATCGACGCATTCCGCACCCTACTTGAAAACATGGCTTCTCGCCCTCTTGACAACCCGCAAGGTGATTTGGCTCCAGAAGCTGCTCCTGATATGTCAGGTGGTGCAGGTGGCATCGGTGCAGATCCTCACGCCCTTCGCACAGCTGACGACCTCGCTGCTGTTGATCCACTACAGCCCGGCATCATCCCTGATGTACCCGGTGGCATCGGTCAAGATCCTAAGCGCCCTCTAGACAAGACTGTCGCTGAGGAAGAAGAAGAAGACGGCGAGAAAGATGAAGACGATGGCACGATGGCTGAATCTTTCACCAAGCATATGCAAGAGCATGTGAAGTTTGAAATCAGCTTCAAAGATTCTGGCCTGCTTGAATCCCTCGAACTGGATGAAGACCTCGCTGCTAAAGCTGCCGACACTTTCCAGAAAGTCATTCAGGAAGCTGCCGACGCTCATGCTACCAAACTGAACACGATTGCTGGTCAGGTCATGGAACAAGTCATCAAGGCAAAAGTCGAAGTGATGGAAGCTGCCGTTGACAAGTACATGGACACTGTTGTGACCGAATGGATGGAAGAAAACAAGATTGCGGTTGCTGCCGGTATTCGTACTGAAATCGCAGAATCCTTTATGGAAGAAATGAAGACTGTATTCGAGCGTCATTATGTTGAAATGCCAAAATCGAAGAAAGATCTTTATGAAGAAGCCATTAGCAAAGGCGAAGAAATCTTTGTCAAGCTGACTGAATCTGAAGTTGCCAAGGCTGAATTGGCTGGCAAGTTGCAAGCCGCTGAAAAGCGTCTAGTTGTCGAATCAGTTGTTGCTGGCATGGTTGCAACTAAAGCTCATAAGGTTCGTGAACTTGCTGAGTCAATGGAGTTTGATGCTGGTATGGAATCCAAGCTTCGTGCAATTGCAGAAGAACTAAATGAAGAAGCAACAAAGACGGTTGAAAAACCAATCAGTTCACCGATTACAGAAGATGTTTCTAGCATCGTTGCTGATCTCCAAGAAGACGCTCGTTTCCAGAAAGCTATTGATCCACAGGTAGCAAGTTACATGAGTTTCTTCAACCGTTTGTAATTTTTTAGAAAACACTAAATAACATTATTAGAGAGTAGAAATACTCTCAAAACCAAATTCGATTTATATTAGGAGAAGACAATGAGTCTCATCGAAAAGTGGAAAGAAGTTCTCGAACACGAGAGCATGCCGAAAATTGAAAGTGCTGAAAAGCGCAAGATCACAGCTCGCCTGTTGGAAAACTACCAGATCGAATCAAACAAGGAACGCGGCATGTCCTTGAATGAAGATGCTGTTCCGACCAACTTGAATGCAAATGTCTCGAAGTATGACCCGATCCTGATCTCCTTGATCCGTCGTGCTATGCCGAACATGATTGCATACGATGTGTGTGGTGTACAGCCAATGACTGGCCCTACTGGTCTGATTTTCGCAATCCGTCCGAAGTATGCAGCTGGCGGCGCTATCACCAACGAAGCTTTCTACAACGAAGCTGACAGTGATTTCTCGGGTACAGGCACTCACGCAGGCACATCACCTGATGTTCTGAACGATGCAACTCCCGGTTCGTACACATACGGTACAGGTATGTCAACTGCTGCTGGTGAAGCTCTGGGTATCACTACTCCGTTCGCCGAAATGGGTCTGGAAATTGAACGCGTTTCTGTTGAAGCTAAAACTCGTGCGCTGAAGGCAACTTACAGCATCGAAATGGCTCAGGACATGAAGCAGATTCACGGTCTGGATGCAGAAACCGAACTGGCTAACATTCTGACCTCAGAAGTTCTGGCTGAAATCAACCGCGAAGTTATCCGCACTATCTATGTGACCGCCAAGAAGGGTTCACAGCAGATCGATCTGGCAAGCAACGCAACTGGTGGCGGTATCTACGATCTTGACACTGACTCGAATGGCCGTTGGTCAGCTGAGAAGTTCAAGGGTATGCTGTTCCAGATTGACCGTGAAGCAAACCGCATTGCCAAGGACACTCGTCGTGGTAAGGGCAATTTCATCATCTGTTCAGCTGATGTGGCTTCGGCTCTGTCGATGGCAGGTGTTCTGGATTACGCTCCGGCTCTGATGACTGAACTGCAAGTTGACGACACCGGTAATACCTTCGCTGGTATCCTGAATGGTCGCTACCGCGTGTTCATCGATCCGTACGCCACTGGCGATTACTGGGTTGTTGGTTACAAGGGCGCGAATGGCTACGATGCTGGTATCTACTACGCTCCGTATGTTCCTGTCCAGATGCTGCGTGCAGTTTCCGATGACAGCTTCCAGCCGAAGATTGGCCTGAAGACTCGTTACGGCATGGTTGCTAACCCGTTCGCTGAAGGTCTGGTGAAGGGCAATGGCGCGATGACTGCTCGTGCAAACAATTATTTCAGGCTTACTAAGGTAACTTCGTTGGCCGGTGCAGCTACCTAATAGGTAGTTGTAAAGTTGTAAAGAATTCAACCCGCTTCGGCGGGTTTTCTTTTGCCTGTGATTTGACAAAACTTTTTCGGTATGGTAATCTCTCAAGTATCAATCAAAAGAGGCTACCATGATCACCTTAAAGAACTACACGCAGAACTGCGTCATTCCAATTACCCAGCTGACATTTCCAGCTGGCGAACGGCATGTCAGCATCGATTATTCCTACCTGCGCTCGCGTGACCATATCTACATGTACTTGGATTTCCAAAGCAGCGATGACATCGTTGATATGATGCACCTGCGTGAAATTCTTGCCAACCACAAGGTTACACTTTCCCTGAACTATGTCCCGTTTGCAAGACAGGACCGGGCAGTCAACCTTGGCGAAGTGAATGCCATGAAGGTGTTTGGTAAGCTGGTCAACTCGCTCAACTTCGAGAAGGTCTTGGTAGCCGATCCGCATTCCGATGTCGTGGAAGCAGTGATTGACCGTATCGTCATCACACCACAGCATTTGCTGGCTAATCAGATTATTGACCGGAAGTATGACTACATCATCTCGCCTGACATTGGCGCAACGAAGAAGACCGAGAAGTACGCAGCTCTGGTTGATACTCCGGTGCTCCAGTGTAATAAGAAGCGCGACCTGAAGACTGGCAAGATCCTGAAGTTTGAAATTCTGGATTGCCCTGACTTGGCTGGCAAGCGAGTTCTTGTGCTCGATGACATCGGAGATGGGCTTGGAACATTCCACATGCTTGCAGACGCGATCAATAATGACACATGCGAAAAATATCTTTACATTACGCATGGAATTTTTTCAAAGGGACTTGATGAGATCATGAAAAAGTACCGAGGAATTTTTTGCCACAATCCGATGAACTTTTCAGAAAAGTTCATAAATGGATACTACGGTGGTATCAACTGATGGAAGAAATTTGGAAACCGTGCCAGAAATATTCTGGCTACGAGGTCAGTTCTTATGGAAGGATTCGCTCTATTGATAGGCTCATACAGAGATCTGACACTGGGACGAGTGTATTCTATAAAGGAAGAGTGCTGGTACAGTAGATCGACGAATATGGGTATATGCGTATCAGGCTATCAGTCGAAAATAAAAAGTTCAGTGACAGCGTTCATAGAATAGTTGCAAGTGAATTTGTAGAGAACCACTTGCAACTACCACAAGTCAACCACAAAAATGGGATAAAATCCGATAATAGATTTGAAAATCTAGAATGGGTTACAAATCAAGAAAATCAATTACATGCCATCGAGCATGGCCTGAAGTTGATAACTTTTGGTACCGAGGCAATCGCGTTTGTCAGGTCAGTAGATGTACTTGACATGGATGAAAACTACCTATACACTGTAAGCGGAAACAGAGAAATGGCAGAGCATGGATTTGATTTTAGGCTGGTAAGCGCATGCTTGCTTGGTAAGAGAAAATCACATCGAAACCATAAATTTACAAAACACGAAACCAAGGCCGGAGTACAATCATGCCAAAACTGAAGCGACTTGAAAAACTGGTGAAAATGCTGGACAACATCCGGGACGACAACTTTGAAATGTCATCTTGGGCAACATACCGCGAACCCGGTGAAGATAAGTTTGAATGTGGTACGGCCTACTGCGTATGTGGTTGGGCAGCTCACCTCAAAATTTTCAAAAATTTCACGATAGACAATGCACCATGCCCGACTATGACATTAAAAACTGGAGACTGTGGCCGTTATATTGACTGGGATGCAGTATGTCATCTATTTGATTTGACTGAATCCGTAGCAGAATTCCTGTTCATGGATAGCGAATACGATTCAGAAACATTTCCGTCAACGCGTTTGAATGTCCAGCAGCGTTTGAAAGATTTTATCAAAATGCACAAGCTGGCAAGAAAGCTTGGATATGATGAGCTTACCCATGTGTCAGAGATACGATGATGAGCAACCTAATTAACTTTCTGTCCTTGCATTCGCGTGCAGGTGGCATCAAGTACATGGCAGATGAACTGCGCGTGAAGGTCAAGGAGCATGAAAATTTCGTGCTCTTCGACTACGACCAGATCAACTCGCCTCGCAAGCATCCGATTGTGGATGAGTGCCGTGGCATCATTGTTCATTACGATGAGCAAGAAGTGCCGACCATTGTTTGCCGACCATTCAACCGGTTCTACAACTTGGGGGAATACCCAGAAGCAGAAGCCGTATTCGACTGGAATAACTGCGTGATCAAGGAAAAGGTAGACGGTTCGCTTATCAAGGTATGGTGGAACCCAGTTACATGGCGCTGGGAGATTGGCACCCGTGGATCTATGTTCGGTGACAATCCGATTACGACATTGACCGGTGATACTGGTTCGATCACTTTCCGGCAGCTTTTCCTGCGTGCGCTGGGACTGACCGAGGAAGAATTCCAACATCAGATGGTACCGCTGACTATCATGGCAACGCACCTGTTTGAATTGTGCACGCTGGAGAATAAGGTAGTGACCTCTTACGATGGAGATCAGGTTGCTTACCTTGGATCACGATACAACTTTGACGGAGAAGAATCGACTTACCGTAGTAGTGCAATTGAGCATGTCAGTAAGAAAATTCGCATTCCTGAAGAATACGAAGCAAAGTCTGCCCGTAAGGTAGTTGAACTGGCAAACTCGCTTGGTGGGCTGAAGGAAGGCTTCGTCATCACGGATGCAAATGGTGTTCGCTTGAAAGTCAAGAGTGCTGCCTATGTTGCTGCTCATCATCTTCGTGGTGATGGCGTGACACCGAAGCGTGCCGTGTTGCTTGCACTTGCTGGTGAAATCCCTGAGTTCTGCGGTTACTTCCCAGAGTACCTGCCGATCTTGACACCTTATGCTGAACGCGTTAAGGACATTCTTTTCGATATCGAAGTAGTCTACGGTGAACACTGCCAGATTGCCGATCAGAAAGAGTTTGCCATGAAGGTGAAGGACTACCCATTCTCTGGGATTCTTTTCTCGATGCGTAAGGGTGTCTCGCGTGACGATGCAGTCTACCGACTGACCGATTCTGCCAAGGTTGCACTTTTCGGAGTTCAGCGATGAATGACGAAAATGCAAAGTACAGCGAAGATCCTTCTCGTCGCGAAACTGATTCACCGATTGCTTGGAAGAAAGATCCGAATTATGTTGCTCCAGAGAAGCCACTGGTGAAGTCTGTCAAGATTACATCAGTGACTGATGGCCTAGCAAAGATGGAAGCGTTTTTCTCCAAGAAGCAGTAACTCCTCTAAATACCGGCTATAGTGTCAATCAACTTAGCCGGTATTCCAATGTCAATAATCAATAGCATCCTCTCCGAAGAATCCCTACTAGAAGAACTCAACCAGAAGCAAAAAATGGCAGTTCATGGTTGGCATCGTGGAGATTATTCATTTTCTGATCATGTCTTTGGTGCCGAAGACAGTGGTGGCAATTCAAGTTCAGATAGAGTAGTCATTCCATTACTTTCAAAGGATGGAGCGACTGCAAGGCCAGATTCTAAGGTAGTAGAGCATCTTGCTGCACATGGATACGATGTGCATGACTACAAAGCAGGCCATGCTATCAAGTCAGATGGTTCTGACAGAAGACCTTTCCGAATTGGCGCTGTCTTGAATCAGACAGATGCAACTCCAGAGGTCAAGAAAGCATTCGAAGCAGATCCAGCTAGGCGCATGGCTAAAAACAAGAATGACGATCTTCAGGTTGTTATCAGCAGACATCGGCATGATGTCGCTGGTATGAGCACAAATCAAAACTGGAAATCATGCCAGCAATTAAGTCCTAATGGTAAAGCTGAAGGACTAGCATCTGCGTTGAAGTCCGACATAAGCGAAGGAAGTCATGTCGCATACCTATGCCGTAAGGGAGATAACACTGCATCAAATGCACTTTACAGAATTGCATTGCGTCCATACAAAAGTGCGAATGGTCACAAGATTGTAAGACCTTCCGATAGAGCATATCCATCTCAAAATGATGACTTTAGTCATACTGTACGACACTTCACAGAAGAGCATTTCCCAGCTCGTGATTTCAAGTACAAACTTTCTGGTGGCTACACTGGTGACGAGTCTGAAGCGAACAGAACCATTTACGCTAGTAATTTCAGTGATGCCGAATACAAGAAAATTGCTAAGGTTTCACCTTTTGATGTTGCACATCATCCTCACATTTCTTCAAATGTGATCGGTCACATGATTGACCATCACCCAAGTTACCATTTACAACTTTCTAGGCACCCGAATGCGTCCAGCGCAAATTTGCAAAAACTTTGGAACTCTAGTACAGATGAGAGCGCAAAGGTAAATGTGCTTTCGCATCCAAATGTACCAAGAAAGATTGTTGATAGTGTCATTGCAGACAAGTAGGATACCAGAGGTGCTACTGTACTGATCGGCAATAGCTCTTTGAAAAAAACTGATTATGAAAATTTGGCTGATCACTTTCACCCTGACAACATGGTAAAACCTGACATGGTTCAGAAATATCAGGGAAGAGAAGATCTTCTTAAAAGGCATGTCAACTACAATATCGATGCCGTATTCCATAATATGCACAAAAACCCATCCCTGCATTCGAAAGCAATTTCTAAAGTATATGGAGCACTTTCCAATCACAATCTGAAAGAGACTGATACGAATTTTGATAGAGTAGCATATGACAGCAGAACTCCTTCTGATGTACTAGATCATATGTCAAGGAATGGTATAGGTGACACTGCTTCAATTGCAGGGCACAAAAATGCCATGCCGTCTACACTTAGCCATCTGTGGGAACGCGCTCATGAAAATGCAAAAGATAGTGAAGGGTGGGTATAGAGAAATGCCTCTTACACAATGCAAAAGATTGCAAGTAACTCAAAGACTCCATCTGACATTTTAGGCAGTGCTAGAGCGCATGAAGATGCAAGGGTAAGACTTGCTGCATTTACAAATCCTAAGACGAGTGTGAAGGAAAGAGTAAACTTTATCAAGAATCGTGACAATGCACAGTCAATTCATACGCATGCTATGAATATGGATGCTTTCAACACGATGAGTCAAAATATACCACATCACGAAATCAAAAAGGTACTCGGTGACCTAAACAACCATGTACATGATCCAAATGAGAATGACTACTTCAATGGATTGTCTAAGCAAAAATTTGCCGAAAGTCTGATTTCAAAATCTGATAGCCCAGAGCTACATTCCGAGTTCGTGAATCACCCAGATCGCCATGTAAGAGAAGCAGCATTCCAGAGCCGATTTGCAAAAAGGCTTACCCGTGCCGATATCCGCGCTGGTATCAAAGATCCAGATGGAAGAGTTCGTGGAGAAGCAAAAGCTCGCAAGAACTATGTATATGAACTCACTGGCAACGCATAAGGAAAATGAAAATGGTAATCAAGAAAGAGATGTTTGAAATCATTCTAGCGGAAGCGTTAGACTCGATTCAGAAAGAAAAGGTTGACAACTTCGAGGTCGAAAACGACCAAGGCAAAGATGTACATCCAGAGAAGGCAAGGCACCCTCTGGTGCAGAAAGCCATCGAGAATGTCTTCGATGGCAAGTACCGTGTCCGTGTCCCTTTGAAACACGAAGTACAGGCACACCCGGAAGTCGAAGCCCACCTGAATGAAAATGGCTTTAAGATCTCCGATTACCTTCGTGGTAAGGCTACTGACAAGTATGACCGCGAAGTCAACATTGGCCGTGCCCTGAGTAAGAGCAAGGCTCCAAAAGAACTTCTGGACAAGTACGCAGAACACTCGGAAGGTGCACGCAATTCGATTGGTGCCGATGACATGGAAGCTGTTATCAGTCACCATCCTCATGATGTCGCCGGGATGACTTCAAAAGGGCAGTCATGGGAACATGAATCGTGCTTGAACTTTGAGAGTGGTTGTAATCGCCATTACATCCCAGAAGAGATCAAAGCTGGGACACATGTTGCATACCTAGTAAAGAAAGGCCACGGGATCACGCCAGAAGGCCACGATACTGGTGATTTAACGCAAGTCTATGGTCGTATCAAGGTTCCGCCTTTTATCGCCTCTAACGCCGACCCAGAGGCGCATGTGGTGTTCCGTCCAGAGAAGCGCCAATATGGTGTCAAGAACGATGTGTTCAGCCACACTGTTGCAAACTGGACAGATAAGAAATACCCAGCTGAAGGTGGACTGACTTACAGAAAAGACGAGAATGTCTACTCAGATTACAATTCTGGCAAAGATGAATTCATCTCACATACGCCTACAAGTATCACAGATAAGCTCGATGCTGGAAATGGTGCTATCCCCGATCTGGAGCCAAAGTTGCTCGATCATGCAGTTTCTCATATCGAAAACAATCCAGTCAGACGAGGAGTTGCTATTGATCTACTCAACTCGAACCAAGAAAATATAAGTCATTCCCAAGTCAGCAGGCTGACAAAGCACATCAACTTAGTGAGGGATGGTCATATGTTCAGCGAGGGTACATTGAACCGGGTTCCAGAATTGGCAGACAAAATCGCAGATGCTCATTTGAATGACTTGGATACAGGTGGACTTCCTAACAATGTTTTCAAAAGCCCTCATTTAAGTTCTCGGTATGTCAAGCTGGCGAACCCCGGACAAGTGCCGTTCATGCACGAGAAGCACATTGATCATGATGTCATTTCCAAGTCAATCGAAGACCACAAAAATTCGAAACTAGGAGCGTATTCGGTTGCGACTGCATTTGGGCTTGAACATATCATGTCTACTCACCCTGAAAGGTTGACCAAAGAACACATTAACAAAATTGCCGACCTACCTGAAGAAAAGTTTGAGGGAATGGGTGGTGTCGATTTCATGGCAAATCAGCCGAATTATTCACATGAAGCACATCAGAAACTTCTGATGAGAATTTCAAATCCGAGAAGACTGGTTGCCGCTTCTACTCATAAAGTAGACAACCCAGCGGCTGTTCTGAATCGTTATAGTGCGCTGTACACAAATTCGATTGATATGGTAAGGCACCTAACCAACAAAAGTAATCCAGAAACTCATGACTCGTTAATGAATAGCTACATTGATGTTCACGAAAAAGAAGGTGGCGGTTACTTGAATATCAATGGACTCAATATTTCACCTGATCATTTGTCAGAAGAAACAAAGGCCAAGATGAAACCGATATCGACTAAAGGGACATCGACAAACAAGGCACTTTCTCTATTAGATGTAAAGAACACGGCAGACAATATTTCTGCATATCAAAGAGCAAATGGAAATGATGCCCATATCCACACCGAGATTACGAGGAAAATGCGCGATCACATGTACACGAATTTGTCGAAGAATTATAGTCCAGATCATGCACATGATAAGTCAGATAAAGATTTTGCAGATACCGACAGAACCATTGACGAAATCCACAAATCTCTACCTGACCCATCTGTGTGGGATCGCGATGTACATCAGATGAAAACCGAACTGAAGCAGCACCATTCTGACTATCGAGAAAATAGAGCTTTCCACGGTTTCCAAAATCAGTAAATGTCTGCCAGTGTCTGGGGTCGCGGTCGGTTAACGATCCCAGATGGCAACTTCTTCCAGTCAATCGAAAGCACTGCATCCTGTAACCAGTTCAGATATGTCCAGTCAAGATACTCGTTTTGGGTATGTTCGTTACCATACCCTACCGAGATGTTAAAGCACTCAGGAACAATCCCAAAATAGTTTGCGGTGTCAGTGAAGCTGCCAACTGCTGGTGTAAAGCCTTTCCCACCCTGAAGGTCAAGCTGTGCACAAAGCCACCCGGCAGAAGCAGCAGAAGCCATCTTGGTACCAAGCTGCACGACAACCACATCATGCGTACCCTTGCGATCAAATGCGATTGCATGCTTGATCCCAGTCAATAATTCCGGTGTGGCTTCTGCGATGTAGGAAGACCCAAGACCGCCAATCTCCTCATCACGATGGAAGATGTAAAGCCCTTCGATGCCAGCTTCGATCATTGACAGCAGGATGAACATCCCAGCACCATCATCGGCACCAAGGATCTGATTACTACCCGTACGAATAGTCGCGCCCAGATCCAGAATGTCGCGCTTCTCGATGTCGCTTGCACGCTCGCATGTATCGATGTGGCACGAGAACAGAATGGTCGGCTCACCGATCTTGACGATGATGTTGCCGTACCGGTCTGCTTCGTATTCATGCGCGATGTTCGGCAGCAGATAGTCGTTGATGAAATCAGATTCCTGCCATGACCTAGCCGCTCGTGGGTACGAGAGGATTTCTAGCAGATCAGCCTTATCGAATGTAGTTTTCATGGTAGTTTCCTTGGGAATGACTGCATCTTACAGTTTGAACCGACAAATGTCAAGCAAGAAAAAGGGAGCCGAAGCTCCCTTGTCCACTCACACCTCTTGGTTAGCCCAAGAGTACACGCATGAGTTCATCATCAACAGCTTCAGTGTCTGCAACCTTGACAGTCGTCTTGGTTGTCATCACATCGTCTGGAATGTCATCATCCAGATCGAACGGAGGAGCATCTGATTTCGTCGTTGTAGCAGCTGCCTTGGTTTCCTTCGGCGGCTGTGAGGAACCAGCCTTTTCAGCTTCCCAGCCGATCACAGTCTGGATACCAGAACCGCATGTCGGACCAACCACGGTGAACAGCTGACGCTTCAGTTCTTCGTACGACTTGAAGTTACCTACCGCGTCAAACTCGCTCAGCTTGTGTGCCTTGCCACAGATAGCGATAACTTCATCATCATCATCTGCAATTGCACTTGGTGCTGCGAATACGGAACGCTCGTAACTCTGTACGGTTTTACCATTGACTTCTTTCGGGATCATCTTGATCTTGAAGTTCGCGCCCATGAATGGGTTGAATGCAAGGATCTGATCATCTGTCGGATCTTTCGGGTTCATCGCATCTTCTACGATTTCGAAGATCTGGCTACCGAACTTCCACAAGAATACCTTGCCTTCGTTTTCACGATTTGCAGGATCGGTCACGACCAGAATGTTGGCGATGTAGGTGATCTTGCGCTTCATTTCAGAGGCGACCTTCTTGTCTGATTCGATGCCGGAATTCCACAGGCGCGAACAAACTTCACCTACTGGATCTTCCTTGCCGATTGTTGTCAGGCAGTTTTCAATGTACCACTTACCGGTTGGACCCTTGAATGAACGGCGGAACAGCTTTGTCCAATCAATGTGATCTTGTTCTGGCGAGGGGAGGAATCGGACGACAGCGGAACCTGTCTGTTTTTCCTTATCGAACACGGGACTCCAGAATCGGGCATCAGATGACGACGATTTGGACTTTTGTTCTTCTGAGGCTTTCTTGGCAGCAGCGAGTTGTGCAGCAGCGCCAGTTTTAGTTTTCAGTGCTAAGAGATGACTTGTCATTTTCAATTTTCCTTTGGATTAAGTTTTTCAACGAGTTTAGTGTGTTTTCATTTTGTACAGTCACGAATGGTCTATACCGATCCAATCTACGAATTACTTCTTCGATCAGAAAGTTAGAACATCCGACATTTGCTAGGAAAGGTGACGCACGGTCAAGTAGAATTACCTCTTCCGGTGTTATTTCCCCAGCAAGCATACTATTTAGGGTGCTGCTAGGCTCCACGCTGCCGCTGACAGCGTTTATTTCCAAAAAAGGTACTACCCTACTGCCTAAGTGGTGCTCAGGCGCTAAAACGATTCTACGAGCTTCTAGGTACCTTTCACGGCACCCTTCAGTTTCGAGGTCAGTGAACCACAGGTTCTTATCCATTACAAGGTTACTTGCAACAAATAGTGAGAGCCTGTATGTATTCTGATAGGTTTCACTCAAACGCTTGGCGACGAATCGCTCAGGCGCGAATGCGAACTTCTCAGGTGTAAAGACATTCCACAGCATACCCTTGATGGGTTTGTTTCCACGAAAGTGAATACGGAGCGAGTGCATTACCACCCATGCTTCGTAATCAGTAATCGTTTTAGTCAAATTCAATAGCGACACGAGATTTGGCTCCCTTTGATGACTGCTTGAGCAAACGGAGACTAACCGCTTCTTCGGTGATACGGGCAATCAAAAATGGTGAAAGCAGTGGAACTACATCCTCTACTTCAGATCCAACCGAATTGCAATATTCGATAATGGATTCCATCCAAGACAGGTTTTCATCTTTGAACGCTGCGATGCGATGGTGCAGTGCAGTAACTTTTGATTCGTAACTTGTCAGGTCTACATCGGTTGTCATTATTTTCTCAATAGTCGGGAATGGAGTTCTTGCCGTTCAGGTGTCGTTTCTTGAATACCTTCATAGCATCTTTGTGATCGCCTGACATCTGCTTCCACGGGTTCGGTCTAACAAACCCCTGAGTATACCCAATCACTTGGGTGATTTCACCCTTGACACCGCATTGAGGACAAGGATCTTGAAGCGCAGCATGACGATTAGAAATGGACGCAATTTTATCAAACTCGTGGTGGCAAGTCTAGCACGCATAGGCATATGTTGGCATATTTTTTCGTTCCAATGGCTCAGGAGCACCAGCTTTCTTAGGCTGGTGCTTGTGCGTTTTTTGATTCAGTACCCGGCAACCAATCAGGGAATGCTTCACGGAAAAGCTTCTCATCGACTGTTGGGTAGATTCGCTTGTCGAGCTTCTTGTCCTTGATCATGAGCAACAGCTTAGCTTCACGAGGAGCAAGGCGTTCGAGCATCTGTACGAATCCGCGTTCACGAATCAGCTTGTTCTGAATCTTAGCAGGGCAGTTGCAGAACTGCTTGATCTTCTTCAACTCATTGAACAGGTTGGAGAATGCCATAGTTTCGTCAAGTGCGTCAAGTGGTTTGTACGGCGGAGTACCAGCAGGCAGGTCAAAAATGACATCTGGGTGGTAGGTAGCCTCTACGAAGAACTTCAACGATGCTCTGTACGAATCCGACCGCTTGGCATAAGCCTGAAGAATTTCGATCTTGTCTTTCTGACTCGGTGCCTTGGCAGCGTACTTCAGAACTTCGTGCAGGAAAATGTTTCCTCTTGGGAGGCCGATCTTCTGCATGAACTCGGATTTGATTTCCGATGCGGGTGTAACTTGTGGTTTCATTTTCAAATTTCCAGTTGTGATAAGGTATCTAGCCTGCATCAAAATAGATGCAGGTTCTCGATAAAGTTCCCAAGCTTGTGGCTGTTGAAATATTCGAGCATCGTTGACTTCGAAGCAACCGGCGCATTCTCGTATGCAGTGATCACATTCTGCTGTACTTCATAGGGAATGTCAAACAAGCTGATCAACGATTTATTGCGCTCGTAGTACACCAGTTCTTCTGGGATCACTCCTTCCATCAGCATCGGAATCCACTTGTCAAGCATCTTCTGGCTGATTGGCTTCTGGCGCTGGCCGATCATGAAGATGTCATCTTGTGAGATGCACGAAGGAACATCGTCACCGGCATCACCCTTGATGACTTTTGTCAGATAGTCGATTTCAATCGAGTCGGATCGAACATGCTCGTTACGAGTCGAGTTCCACTGATCGATACCTTGCAGTCTTTGCAGTTGCAACATGTCATGGTCAGCAGAGACGATCATTGATCGGTTATCATACTTTGACCCGATCTCATCACGCAAGCTCTTGTGGCGATGCTGGATGATAGATCCGATGATATCATCACCTTCACAGTCACTCAAGCACACGACCTTGTACGGCATGCAATGAATAAACTCTTCCTTGATGGCTTCCATGAAGTCGCCAATGAATTCCCAGTCAAGCGGAGAGCTGGCCTTCTTGTTTGCACGACGAACCTTGTAGTACGGGAATGCCTTGCGCCGCCAGAGTTGTTCGGACTTGCCATCAAATGCGAAGACCATCTCGTTGCCATATTCACTGCCAAATTTCTTGCGCAACCCAAGCACATGCTGCATCAGATAGTTTCTGGCATCATTGAAGGTGGTGTTTCCACCAAATGCCTTCTGTGCTTCTGCACAGGCAGCGATTACGACATTGTTACTATCAACGATGATCATGATTGATACCTGCGGAGTTGATTGCGTCAACGAGACGGTTTTCCAGATCAACCAGTGATCCATCATTTACGATGTCTTGGTTGACATACGATTGGTTAACACCGGCTTCTGAAGAATGGGTGATGTTTGTGATCTTGACATCGCGACCTACGATCTGAATGACGATACCACCTGCATCACGAATTGCCTTGGCTTCGTTGTCGAAACGGACATCAGTGATCAGAACAATACCACCATTTTTCGATGCTGTCATTGCCTTTGACATACAGACATCAACCCAGAGTGAACCAGAAATCGTATCACGACCCCATTCGGTACCGAGAGTCTACATCGCGTAGCGAGGAGTTTTACCACCGAGGATTGCAGAAGGAACTTCGTAGATCTTGTGAAATTCTTCCAAGTTGCTATAACCAACAAGACCCATGACCATCTGGCGGATAGGTGCAGCAAAGCTGCACCGTGCCACTTGATCACCGATATCATTGAAGTAGCTAGTCAGGATGTCAGCAGATGTATCTTTTCCTGACTGCGCCTTACCAGTGATCCCGATAATCATTCGTCGTCACCTTCGTCTTGATCTTCATCGGCATCCTTGATACCACGGAGCACGACGAACGACTCGTAGAAAGCATCGTCAGCAACACGCTGCTGTTCGAGGTTGTGGTTGTAGATGGTGCGTGCGAAGCGGTTGACAACCTTTGGCGGCATGTCGAACTCTTCCTTCAAGAGCTTCTTGATTTCCTTGATGTGGTCAGATTCAGCTGACTGTCGAACCAGACTGTTGACGATCTCTTCCAAAGCGGAGTTGATCTTTGTCTTGTCGGCTGGACTGGACGGCATTACCCACGATTCTGCATTTTCGATAGTCATTCTGACTTCTCCTGTTGTGTTTGTTCATGTTGGATCATTTCGATCCCCTGAGACTGCATCTTACTAATAATTTCTGGAGAATTCCAGCGTTTTTTGAAATTTTCATCGCCTGAATCAAAAAATACTGTTTTGATCCCTGCATCTACAATTTTTCCTGCACACTGTTCACATGGTGGATGTGTCACGAAAAGAATTGCACCTGACAACCTCGCTTTCTCTGCAAACTGAATGCAGTTGTGTTCTGCATGGTTTGTGTACATAAGCTTGCGATCCCGGCTCTACAGAACCCACTCGTCATCAAACTCTGGCGGTGGTCCATTGTAACCTGTCGAGATGATCGCCTTTCTCTGATCAACGAGAACCGCACCGACCTTAGTCGATGGGTCTTTGCTCCAAGAAGCAACTTCAAGTGCTTGCTTTCTGTAGCGGTCTATCCAAATCTAACTGAAACCCATACTGTACCATCCTAATTGCTACTTTTCTGTCGTAGCCATTGTCAACTAAATTTTTCACTTGTGCAAGTTCTTCTGCACTAAATTCAATTAGCGGCCTCAAATCGACTGTGATCTTTGGCATCTGAATTTTTAACATGCAACAATCCTAAGTTCTAAATATCACAGAACAGTTTAGCACCAGACTTCTACAAAGGCAATCCAAATTGGACAACTTCAGAAAAATTATCGAACAACCGTTCACCAAGCACCATGATCAATCCACATCGGAACATTCGAAGTTCCACGATCAGGCAGAAAAATTTCACCGACAAGGTGGAAACGAATCGCAGGCTGATTTTCATGCCAGCCTTGCAGTAAAATACAAACACGAGAAGGAAATTTCCTGATGTCATACATCGACAACCCCTACAGCTTACACATCTGCGTTGAATGCGAGTCCGAGTACAGAATCAAGCCAATTTTTATTGAAGACCAAGGCGTGATCAAGTTCTGTCCGTACTGTGCAGCTGAACTGCCACACGAAGATCCAGAAGACTAATACAGAACTCATAGTGCCGGAGTAAAGCACAAAATGGACATAAAGTGGAACTCAGAGTGCCGTATTGCTGGCATCGATTGGTCAATCACATGCCCTGCCATGTGCATCGGCGACGGTGAGCAATTTGTGATCAATACCTTCACGAAAAAGAAAGGCGTTACTGGTGAAGGCAACATTCGCCTTGATAAAGTTCCAGAGTTCAAAGACAACCAAGAACGGTTCAACGACCTTGCAACTCAATTTTGGTATGAGTGCGTTAAGCACGGCGTAAAAACTGTATTCATCGAAGACTATGCCTTTGCCGGTAATGGTCGCATCACTGACATTGCCGAGTCAGTCGGGGTGCTCAAACACATGCTTTGGCAGCAAGGAATTTCCATCATTCCAGTTTCTCCGTCTGCCAACAAGCTTGCTGCTTCCGGTAAAGGGAATGCAAAGAAGCATGAAATGGTTGAAGCATTCAAGAAAGTACATCCAGAAATCGATCTGGAAAAAATAACAAAAGCCAACATTACGCCAAGTAGTGTTCCAAGTCCGATACAGGACATCGTAGACGCATTTTTCCTTTACCAGTACGGGATATCAAAACTCAATGAAAACTAAGCCTAGCTCCTTCAGGGAGCTTGTAGAAGCACTTTCACCCGAAGCGCAACATATTGCTGACCAGATGTCTCAAAGAGCTGGGATGGAAGGCTACTATCACCATGATGATGTATTCGGTCCCGGTGAAGACAGAATCGTCATGCCGATCATCAAGCATGACGACAACATCAGGCACATCCCGCAAAATGAAATCCCATCGAGTGTTGTTGATCACCTGAGCAAGAACGGATGGGCAATTCATGACTACCTTGGCAATGCCGCTACGCGTACTCGGAAGTACACTGACCCAAATGGAGTTCCAAGAGAAAAGACTGAGATCCAGCGCATCAGTCAGGTGCTGAAGGACAACCCAGAAGCATCAAAAGAACACTCCGTTGCACTGGGTATGCACGGCGGTGCATCAGATGACGAGCACGAAATTGTAATCTCAAGAGCGCATCAAGATGTTGCCGAGATGTCGTCTGGTCGCAAGTGGGCAGCTGGTTCTTGTATGCGCCTGCCGGGTGAATACAAGAACCACCCATCGATTCTTGACAAGCTAAGCCCGAACGAAAAAGAGATGGGTGGCGTATACCATCACAAAGTCGAAGCCGACATGAAGCATGGCACGCTTGTTGCCACGATGGTCAAGAAAGGAGATACCTTCTCGACAGACCCATCTGCCAGAGTTCTGCTGAAAAAGTTTATCAACCCGAATAATCCGAACGATACGATCTACCGCCCAGAGACAAAAATGTCTTACGGCAATCCGACATCTAGCTTTTTCCAGACTGTCTCGAAATGGTCAAAAGATAACTACAAGGGAAGCGGCCTATCGGCAGATGAAGATTCAAGAACTTATGTAAAGCATAATGAACTCTACGACGATGACGAGCAAGCAGTCAGAACGGTTTCCAAGAAGCCTGCATCGACATATACAGTTGGTAACGAAATTCGGAATGAGACTAGAAATGATGAAGGCCAGCTGCACTCTATCAATGACCAGCCAAGTTCAGAAACCGTCAATACAAAGACAGGGATGATTGTCAAGCAGTGGCACAAGAATGGTGTCCTGCACCGTGACGGTGACAAGCCTGCACAGGTCACGACAATGAAGTCAGATATGGGT